AGCGGGCAGCAGCTCCGATGTTCTACGAGCTGACAGCCGGCGACGGGGCGATGTACGACACGCCGACTTATATCCGCAACCGGATTTCACAGCACGACTTCGATAACCGGTGCAGGGCTGTGGCTTACACGGATCGAGTCCGAGCAATGTTAAGGAGTGCAGCATGAACACAGTAACGGTTCACCATCCAGTGCCAGGCGAAACCAGCTCATTCACCGTTTTCAGCAAGCCCATGGGCCAGATGCAATATCACTGCGCTGAAACCGGTGATCGAGGCGGCGCGATTATCGTCAACCGCGAAGAGGCACTGGCGCTTGCGGAGGCATTTGCAGAGCTTGCGAAGGATATTGAGGGTTCAGAGAAAATTGCACGGCTGGGGAATATGGGGGAAGTGGCGTGACTCACACAAAATGTTCTCAGGCATACCGGCGCCACCGCATCGAAGGCCACGAGCAACAGTGCTTCGCGTCAATCATGGCCATGCGTCATTTAATCGAGTGCTATCAAGGCGCCGTTGTGCGGCATCGGAAGCGGTTGATCGTAGCGCTTAAGAATATGGAGGGGAAATTGTGAACACATCACCGCACGACCGGGATGCAGACCGTCACGCCGACGAGCTTGGCCAAGATGCAGCTCGATCAGATTTCGCAGAGCAGGAGTTTATCGACCACCGCGAAGAACTGGCCGCTCAATTACTGGCAGGTCTTGAGCTTTACGCCTGCGGTAAGCCGCTACTGGCCTTTGATGATGTGCAAGAGCGGGTTTACAGCGAGTACACAGATCAGTTTACCGCGGCGCTCAAGTTGTGCTCAGTCAAGCCAGTAGAAGGCGGCGCGGCAATAGCGAGAATCTTTGAGTCAGCGGCTCAGGACATGGTGGACGATTTTGAAGATGCGTTCCGGGCTGATTATGAATTAGATTTTGATATGAGGGATGCAGCGTGAACAAATCAGAAAGCATTTACATGGTTATGGACTTGGGCGTTGGCGTGATTAATTCAGATTGCCTAACGCTGGAAGAAGCGCTGGAACTGCTTACAGAAAGCGAAGATTACGCGCTGATGCTGCAGCACGACAAAGACGTTAATCCGTTTTTAGAGTGTCATTTCTGCGGCAAGAAAGGCTCAATTTTGAGGGTGACATCATGACTATGCAAGACAAAGACAAAACCCATTACAGAAAGGCGTTTAACTCTCCATACCTGAGCAGCTCGGACATTGTGGAGCCAACGGTTCTGACCATTCAGCGGGTAGCGCTGGAGCCAGACAAAACCAAAAAGACCAAAGACCAGTTCAACACGGCTTATTTTGTCGAGTCAGAAATCCGCAAGGGTGAGGCGTTAAAGCCAATGATCCTGAACGCTCACAACTCGCGGGTTATGCGCAACCTGACCAGCTCTCACTTCCTGGAGGACTGGCAAGGCGTACCGGTGACTATCTATGTGGATAACGCCGTGCGCTTCGGCAAGGAGACTGTAGAGGGCTTGCGCATCAGTCCTAATCAGCCCCGAGCAGAAAAGCCTTGGCTGACACCTGAGTCTGCAAAAATGTGGGCTGGCGCAATCGACGCATTCAAGCGCGATGGCAACCTGGACAAAGTTCGGGAGCGCGTACAGGTAACAACCGAGCACGAAAAAATGATTATGGAGGCCGCCAATGTTCCAGTTTCATGACATTGAGCAGAATACCGATGAGTGGCTGGCGCTTCGTGCCGGCAAGATGACCAGCTCGGCCTTCAGCAAGGTCATGGCGAACTACGGCGCAGCGTTCGGTAAGCCGGCAAAGGACTATGCCGTTTCGATCTGCATCGAGCGTATGACGGGCCGGCCAATATCCAGCGGGTTTAGCAACGGCCACACAGAGAGAGGCCACGAGCAAGAGCCGTTGGCGATTATGGCTTACGAGGAAGAAAACTTCTGCGAGGTTCTGAAAGGCGGGTTCTTTGACCTGGGCGACGTTGGTTGCTCACCGGATGGGCGCGTTGGTGAAGATGGGCTGATCGAGGTTAAGTCAGTCATCCCGAGCGTTCACTACGCCAACCTTACTCGGCAGTCATACGACCCTACCTACAAATGGCAGCTGTACGGAAATCTGAAGCTGACCCAGCGGGACTGGATTGATTTCATCAGCTTCTGCGCTGACTTCCCGCAAGACAAACAGATTTACCGGTGCCGGCTATATCGCAGCCAGTTAACGGAAGAGTTCGCAATGATCGACAAGCGGCTGGATGAGTTTCGGCTACTGATCGAAAAAACACACAAGCAGATTTCTGAAGGCAATTACATGGTGAATGCAGCATGAGCAACTTTAAAGACATTGGCCGGATCGGCAGAGACGCAGAAGTACGTCAGACCAACAACGGCACCTCAGTGGCCAACTTCCCCGTAGCCGTTAATGTGGGTTACGGCGACAACAAAGCAACGTTGTGGCTTGATTGCTCAATGTTCGGCAAGCGTGCTGAAGGTGGCCTGGTGCAATATCTAGTCAAAGGCGCTCAGGTGATGGTAGAGGGCGACATTAATCTGCGCCAATACACAAAGGGCGACGGCACCGGTGGCGCGGCCATCACGCTGAACATTCAGGATTTAAAGTTGGCGGGCGGGCAACCGCAAGGCCAGCAGCAGCCGGCGCAAAGCCAGCAGGCGCCACGGCAGCAACCACAGCAGCAAGCCGCTAATCAACCGCAGCAAACCCAGTATCAGCAGAATAACCCACAACAGCCGACTGCTGGTGGTCGCGGTCCTGCGCCAATAGACGATTTCGATGACGACATCCCGTTTGCCCGCCTTCACTGGATGGAAGGGGGTTGATTATGAATATCGAGAGAGATTTAGTGCTTCGTGAATACTGGGCTGGATACCTTCAAGAGCGGTCCCTTGAGGCTTTAGGTGAGCGCTTCAATCTAACCCCATGCGCAGTATGGCGCATTGAGAAACAGAGCGACAACGGCAGGAAGGATGCCAGGAACGCGCAGATCAAGCAGCTTCGGGCGCAATACCGGGCAGCCAGGCGCAATCAGATGCCGAAGTTCCACATTAAAGCGATCGCCAAGCGCAACGGTGTGTGTGAGGCGACCGTTACCCGGCGACGGATGGCGGCGATTGAAGCCAAGGCGCAAGCGGTTTATGACCGGAGGATTGCAGCATGACCAAGCCACTACTCACCAAGGCGCAAGAAGTCGAAGCACTGCGCCTGTACCAAGTCGGACTGAAGGCGGGCCGCAGGGCTCGCAAGTTGACGCCGGATTTCTTGTCGATAAAGCACGACATCAGCACTCGCTCAATACGCAGGATTGCCGGCAAGGGCTTGGCTCACGCATTCGGCTCTGCGGCTTATCAGGACATATCACACGACGCCCTGACGGCATTATGGGCTGATATATCAGAGCGTGACCGGCAGCGGAGCATTCGGGCCGAGCATTCGGTGAAGGTGATTTCTGACGAAATAGGCGTTTGCCCGATTAAGTTTCAAGCGCGAATGGATTATCTGACCAAAAAAGAGGTGCCAGGTCGCGGGCCGGTGCGTGATAGCAGGCCGGAGGCGCCGGACTTTGTGCGCGCTTTTGTGACAATGCCGGCGATCAATCCGGGTCAGAGTCTCGGTTACTATGGGCATGGATAAGGGGAATGTGATGAGTGATATTAGAGCAGAGTTTGAAGCGTTTATTATTTTGCCGCCACACGAAAAAGAAATTTCGAGGTTCCCGGAAGATGGATCTTCGGCGTGGCCGGGTAGCTATAAAAACCTAATCGTTGACCTTGCTTGGGATGCATGGCAAGCCAGCCGCCAGGGGGTTGGGGGCGACTCGGAAAGCATAATCGGCTTCCACAATGCGCTCCAGAGAGTCAAAAAGATTTTTAGTGAATATCGTCAAGATTGGCCAAAATGGGGTAAGCGATTGGATGGAACGCCTGCCCTCAATGACCTTCCGGTACGAATTGCAGCGGCGTTTAGCGAGCTCTACACCCACCCTGTCAGCGCCGATGTGCCGGAAAAATGGCGCACAGTTATGAAAGAGCTTGCCGATGATCTTGAAAGCGAGATTGAAGCCCGTAGGTCTGGCGATCTTGACCGACGCATTGAGCGTGATCTGATTGTAGTGAAAGAAGCGAGAG